AGGCAGTCCAACCAACCTTATAAGAAAGGACACCGTCACGGGGTACAACGCCCCCGGTCGAATGCCACGCCCACCCTTTCGGATGAGCGCTTCCAATTCCATAAGTGGCACAAGCTAGGATTACATCCGAGTTGAAGGCATGCGCGTTGACTAATCGTTTTCGCGCAGGCCGGAAGACCCGGAGATACCTTATATCGCTCCGCTTTCGGGTGGTCCACTGTCTATGATCGTCATCGTGTATGACGATGTCACCGAGGTCTTTTGGACCGCGGCAACTACGTATCCCAGAAGGGATAGAGTCAAGTACAGTGAACCAAGCACGCCGATGACCGTCCAAGCCCCATTGGGCAAGGCGGTCGCCGATCGCACTAACTCCGTTAGCAAACGCAATATAGTCTTGAGGTCCACAGGGGAGCTCCTTTAGAAAGTAGGGCCGTACGGATTTTCCGTTAAAGAAGTCCTGGCCACAGCTCTCTCTGAACGCGACGTCTCCATAAAAGGATTTGTCTTTGTTCAGGGCGAATCCTGCAAACTCCAAAACCGTCTTCACGGTCTCGAAGACATCATCTTTGACAATGATGTCATCGCCGAAGACAAATACGTCCACGCCTAACCTGCCTGCATGGCCAGCTTTTCGGCTGGCCACACAACATAGTGCAGCGAAGATAATTGTCTCCAGTTCGAAGGTGAAGCCGTTACCCATGCTCGAGAACTTCTCGAGGACATGCCAGGCGCCATTCATGAACGTCTTAGGGCTGCGAAGCCCTTTGAGCTGTTCATGCCAACGCTCGGGTAGCAGAATCTTGACTAGATTCGTGCATACGGTGTCGCTTGCGTTCGAAAGGTCGAGAGTAGCAAACTCTCGCGACACAGAGGAAGCACGGGCGACCTGCCCGTTAACTTCATGTGCTCGGTCTAGATCCCAACCAGTCGTCTGTCGAAGACGCTGTCGCATGGCCCTTCCCAGGGCCAGCTGAAAGAAGACGTTGATACAGGGTTCGGCCGCAATGGCCCGATCTGTTTTCGCGGTCTTCGGAACCGTAGCAAAACGGTTCCCAGGGACAAAAGACACCTCTCCGTGATGTTGCGCCACACTGGCGCCCCATTGGGTCCCTAACCACTGTGGTAGGAACCATATGGCATCACGAGTCAATGACGGGACATTATCTATTTTGTCGGGTACAGTGGTTCTCCCGCCTTTCACGGAAAACGTCGCACCAGGCCCAAACCTCCCTTGCAATAGCTCGGGTGGGCTGTGACCTATCCAGTGAGAGATCTCTTTACGCACTTCAGAAAGGAATCCTGAAATACGCTGCTCCTGTGGGGTGAGCTCGTGATGAGCGAACTCTGGCAGGAAGCGAGTCAACCTCTCGTTAGTCTGGTAACACATTGCCTCCCCTTCGCGCCATTTCGCAATGGCGTTGCCCCGTTTGTCGTGAGACGTCGGGAGCTCTTGCAGCTTGCGCAGGAATGAACCTGCTTGGGCGTCAAGAAAGTAGGGAAGCGGATGTGTGTACGAACGCGGATCCGGAGTCACCTCCGAGATCCAATCCCACTCGCCGAATTTGATCTTTTGGATCATTTCCTTTGAGAAAGGAGTTCCGAGGCCCTCTAATAGTCGAAGGGCGATACGCGTCACATCATTTGGCAACGTACGTTTGGGCATCGTGCAGCTCCGGATTAATTAGGAGCGTACCCAGATGCACCCGACGACTTGACCAGCGAACTAGCCAGGAGGTTCAACCCCTGGTAAACAGCTTCGTTGATCTCCGTCGATGGGAGCCCCTGGGGAATGGTCACGATGCCGTCGAACACCACACGGTCCTTCGCACTATAGAGTGACGTGGTCGTGTCCTGGACAGCATACGGCACAACGAAGTTGAACTTCATCTGCCGCGCAGTCTTCGGACCATTCCAAGTCGTCCACAGCTTGAAGAGCTTGCGGAGACCGACAGGCAAACCTGCCGTTGCGCCGGTGTCTTGACGCCAAACGGCGGGGGAACCATCACCCCCGCTAGCCGACAAGCTATCAAAAACAATGTCGGTGGTACCGTCGTATTTCTTGACGGTGATACTTGCCATCGTGGGCATTTGTTTTCCTTTAAATTAAGGAGGTTAAGTTACGAACCCTATTTCAGTCCCTTTTGCACCAAGAGAGCAATGGCGTTAGCCGCCCTCTTGACACTAGGAGCTTTGTAAGGCCGTACGGACAGCACTGGGGTTGACAAACCCAGAGTTCTGACTGTGTGGACACTGCGCGTGACGATCCCATCATCGTTGCCCCAGTAGGTACTAGGCCAGGCCCGGTACCTACGATAGAACAACGAGCTGAAACCAATCTCGCAGTACCTCGTAGTCCACGCTTCTGAAAGCGTGAGTCCATAGAAATCGGTCATTGATGCAATGACGTCTCCTGTGGTGGTGAACCAATCAACAACGAAGCTGAAGGGAACGAGTTCCCAAGCGACGCTGAATGGGTTTACAAAGCCCATTTGGTTGGCGAGCCATTGGTTCGGGTTTGAAACCGAGACCTTGACTCCTTGCCGTACGCCCACCTTCTTGATCTGGGTTCTCGTATGAGATTGCCAGATGTACCAATCACCCCAAACATCCCTAGTTAAGTTCTGGGGGGGGTAATCGTCCACCCACGGGTAGGGTCCACTTGTGGAAGACCCTTTTACGTGGAGTGGGGGTACAGGGCGTTGAGCCACATCTACAGCCGTGCCGATGTCCTGAATTAAGGGCACCCAGCCGAAACTGTACTCCAACCAGTTGCTCGCAAAAGCACGCTTCACACTGACCCTTTTGGGGACAGCCGAAAGCTTAAGCTCGCGAGCAGCTCGCTGGAAGTCCAGTTTCTTGACCGCGAGGCTGAAGCGCAGCAGTTGCTGCGCTCTGGCTGCGGCCATCATCAACGACTGTCGTGACTCAAGGATCGTCACACCGAGCTCAGCCGCATCCCCAAGCTTTCCTTTAAGTCGATTATAACTTCTCGACGTGTCAGGTGCAAA